CATGGTAGAGAGATACATAAAACATGGCTTAGTCATTCCATTTAAAGTATTGATGGTGGATGAAGCTCAAGATCTTACACCTTTACAGTGGGACATGGTTGTTAAGATAGCTAAACAAGTAGATAGAGTTTATATTGCAGGTGATGATGATCAAGCTATTTACGAATGGAATGGTGCAGATGTTGCCCTATTTCAAAGTTTTCCTGGTAGAGCTTTAGTATTAAAAAAGTCTGTTAGATTAAATAAAAACATACATTTCTTTTCCAAATGTTTACTAAATAGTATGGGGGATAACAGAGTACAAAAAGATTTTTACTCTAATCAGAAAGATGGAGCCATATACAAATGGAACACATTAAAAAAAGTGCCTTGGGATTTAGAGGGTGACTGGATGGTTTTAGCTAGAATAAACGATGTAAAAAAAGAATTACAAATAGAAGCTAAGAATCTCGGTTTGTATTATCAAGATGTTAAGAATAATAAATCTTTTGATCCGAATCACTTCTTGGCTATAGAATATTGGGCAAAAATTTGTGATGGTGGAGTGCTTACTAGATCTGAAGCTTGTATCATGTATGAGTATTTATTAAACATAGATCACGGATACCGGTCACAGGACAGCAAAAAATGGTCTTTTGCTCACCCAAATCAAGTGTTTAATTTTGATGAATTACATCTCAGATGTGGTATGAGAGAGGATAAAGGATCTTGGGAACAAGTGTTTAAAAGAAAATTTAAAGATAAAGAAAAACAATACTTTCAAAAGTTAATGAGAGAAGGCGTAGACTTATCTAAACCACCAAAAATTACGATAGATACCATACATCAAGTAAAAGGTGGTGAAGCAGATAACGTAGTGTTAGCTTCTAAATGTAACTTTCCATCACATTTTGATAAAAAAAATATACAAGAAAAAGTAAAAGAACTGCGGGTGTGGTATACAGGAGCTACAAGATCAAAAAGCACATTACATTTATTAGGAACTTACCATCAATATAATTTTCCATTAGGAAAATATTTTAAACTTTATGAGGCTAACTATGACAGATAAAGGCATATTTGATGATGTATTTCCGCAAAATAAACAAATAGGCGGAGATCACTACAAAGATATGGCCATTCAACCATTTGAATTTATATCAAAGAATGAATTAACATACTTTCAAGGCAACGTTATAAAATACGTTTGCAGATACAAACAAAAGAATGGAATACAAGATTTAGAAAAAATAATTCATTACTGTGAACTAGAGATTAAAAAATTAAAAGATGACAATTAAATTAGGTTTTTTATTTTTATTAATAGGCATGGTTTGTATAATTTTTGCTACCATTGTAACTTATTTTATAGTTAAATATTTGAAATGACACATCAATTAAACTTTATTTATAATGACTCTGATTGGGTTTGCCCATCAGAGTATCCAGATTTAAGAAATGCAAAAGAGATAGCAATTGATTTAGAAACTAGAGATCCAAACATTAAAACAAAAGGAGCAGGGTGGGCTACATTTGATGGCCATATTGTAGGCTTTGCTGTAGCAGCTTTTGATCAGCAATGGTATTTTCCTATACACCACGATGCAGGCGGTAACATGGATGAAGGTATCACTGTTGCCTGGATGCAAGAAGTTTTAAATACACCAGCAGTCAAAATTTTTCATAATGCAAGTTATGACGTGGGTTGGTTAAAAATAAATGGATTTAATATTAATGGACCTATTGTTGATACAATGATTGCAGCAGCTTTGGTTAATGAAAATAGATATAGTTTTTCTCTAAATGCGTGTGCTAAAGATTATTTAGGTGAAATTAAGAATGAAACTTTTTTAAATGAAAAGGCAAAAGAGTGGGGCATAGATGCAAAAGCGGATCTATGGAGATTACCAGCAGGGTACGTTGGGTTCTACGCAGAACAAGATGCAGGTCTAACTTTAAAGCTGTGGCAGCATTTTAAAACTGAGATAACAAAACAAAATTTACATGATGTCTGGGATATGGAGATGGAGCTGCTACCTATTTTAATTGATACAAGAATGAGAGGTATAAGAATAGATGAGGAGAAAGCTGCATCTTTAAAAAAAGATTTTAAACAAAAAGAGTCTAAGGTGTTAGGTAAAATAAAAAAAGAAACAACTATTGATGTAGACATATGGGCTGCAAGATCTGTGGCTCAGGTGTTTGACAGGATCGGAGTTGATTACCCACGGACACCGAAAACTGAAGAACCAAGTTTTACCCAAAACTGGCTAGTAAATTGTGATAACCCGATAGCCCAACTAATAAGAGAAGCAAGAGAAATAAATAAATTCCATTCAACATTCATAGACTCCATTCAAAGATTTGTGCATAAAGGTAAAATACATTCTGAAATAAATCAACTAAGATCTGATCAAGGCGGCACAGTTTCTGGTAGATTAAGTTATTCAAATCCAAATCTTCAACAAATACCTGCACGAAATAAAGAATATGGTGATAAAATTAGAAGTTTATTTTTACCTGAAGACGGTAAACAATGGGGTAGTTTTGATTATTCACAACAAGAACCAAGATTAGTTGCTCACTATGCTGCAAGTGTAAATAATAATTTTTCTGGAGCTGATGAGTTTATAGAAGCTTATAAAAATGAAGCAGCAGACTTTCATCAGATTGTTGCAGACATGGCAGGTATATCTAGGACACAAGCTAAAACAATAAATCTAGGATTATTTTATGGTATGGGTAAGGCTAAGTTAGGAAGAGAGCTTGGTATATCAAAAGACTTAGCTGAAAATTTGTTAAATAAATATAATAATAGAGTTCCATTTGTAAAAAGATTAGCTGAAGAGGTAACTAATAGTGCATCTAAGTATGGTTTTATTAGAACAATAAAAGGTAGAAAATGTAGATTTGATATGTGGGAGCCATCAACTTTTGGAATGAATAAGGCCATGCAGTATGAGGAAGCTAAAGCAATTTACGGAAATAATATTAGAAGAGCTTTTACTTATAAAGCATTAAATAGATTGATCCAAGGATCCGCAGCTGATCAAACAAAACAAGCAATGATAAATTGTTATAAAGAAGGTTATCAACCTTTGTTACAAATCCATGATGAGTTATGTTTTTCAATAAACGAGGAACATGATATTAATAAAGTTAAGGAGGTAATGGAAAATGCTATCGACAATCTTAAAGTACCTAGCAAAGTTGACATTGCTTTGGGCAGGAGTTGGGGTGAAGCGAAAGAGTAAAAAAAGAGTAAGTGGATATTATTTTGATGGTAAGAAGATGCGAACCCTTTACGAGAGGGATCATTAATCTTCTTCTTTAGTCTCTACAGCTTTTGACTGTTCATATTCTTCAATCGTTTGTTCTTTATACTCAGGCTTCCAATCATAAATTTTAATTTTATAACCTTTATCTTTTAGCTCCTTTAATTTAAGTGGGTTCCATATATACATTTAATGCTCCTATTATTTTTTTTATTTACTATTATAACATGGACGATTTTTCACTTTTTCATTTTGTTGAATTCTAGAAGGTTGTAAATTGCAGGGGTTCTATTCTGGATGCGACACTGAATGCTTTTAGTGAAATTTAGAGCGAACGAGTCTTAGGAAAAAAATTTAAAAATTTAGCAAGGTTAACTTGCTATATCAAATAGACCTTCTTTTGCATCCTCAACGCTTTGATCGTTGATTTTCTTTTTAAGGTCTTTAAGTTTAATGTCGATCCACTTCATATCAGGAGTTACTCTCCCCTGAGCTAACGCTTGGTTTGCCCACTTGGACTCCAACTGAAGTTTTTCCGACACCAGCTGTTGTAATGACATCTCTGTCTACCTCCTCAAATGTTACGTAGACACGTTCATCATAAAAACTCTCATCCGCACCTACAATTTCTCCTGAGTTCACACCATTTGAAAATGCCTCAAGAGCTGCTGCATCGTTATCTGCTTCAAGCATCTTATCAAAATATAAATTATTACATCGTGCTTGGATACGATATAGCTTCATGATCTATTATACATCAAAATGGGTTGATTTATCAAGGTATTAGACATTTGGCTTTTGTGGCGGAATTATGTTTACTTTTACCCCTCTACACTCATATTTTACAGCTAATTGCTGCTCTTCTATTCTGCCTGGATCTAAATTCATTAAAGTATTATGTGAGAGTTTGTAACCTGATAAGGCACAATCGTAATAAGTTGGATATTCATGAGAGGTAATTGTGCTTTCAAAACAACTGTTATCTAGCATTGAACAAAGGTACAAAATTAAAACATACTTCATAAAAACCTATATTATCCTATATTATTTTTTCCTTGCATATCCCATGAAAATACTTATAAGGATTATTTAAAAAATAATTAACTTAGAGGTTATCATGAATGATAAAAAAAACATAGAGTCTACTACCGAGGGTGCTTCAATTGCATCCATAGATGTAATAGACCCTGTATGGCACAAGCCAGACGAAGAGAAAAGACCTAAAAGCAGCTTAAAGTTGTTTATGGTTTCTTTCAGTGAGGTCACAAAGAAAATCACTCTTGATGTTGATGGTGAAGAGTACAGAACTATTTCTGTCAAAGATAATATATCTGGAAATCGTAAATATTATGAGGGTGTTGATAAAATGATCAAACTTTTTTCTGATTGGGGTTACTATGAAAACTCAAATTAGATCAGACTCCGAGGTCTTTAATCAATGGGCAGACAAAGTACAAAAGATACTTAGTCAAGTACCATTGATATCGGCTAACGGACATATGCCACTTGAATATGGTGATGATGAGTGGCAATCAACTATGAAAAGACTTCAACAGTTACCGATGCGTTTTGCGGATGTTCCAATATATCCGATCAACGAAACTATCGCTAACAAATTAATTGAAGATCAATTAGAAGGTGCAAATGACAAACCAGATTATTAGTTTTTTGTTTATACTTTTTTTATTGATAGTGCCACCTAAACTATTGTTATTGTTAGTAGGTGGTCTTTTATACTTAATCTTGTTTTAACCAAGGAGGAAAAGATATGGCAAGAGCAGTTAATAATAAATTTTTTGAAACTAGAGATTATTCTATTTTCAAAAAAGTCCGAGGTAATAGACCTGTGGATGCAGCACACGTGCAGCAATTAAAAAAATTAATAGCTGATAAGGATCTTATGGACCCAATACGTGTAAATAAAAACAAAGAGGTTGTTGATGGTCAACATACTCTGCAAGCGAGAAAGGAACTAGGTTTACCTGTTCCGTACATCATAATTAATTCTGATGATCCGCTTGATGTAGCAAGACTTAACACTGGTAGAAAGAACTGGTCACTAGATCATTATCTTCATCACCACTGTGCAAGAGGTAAAATGGATTATAAAATATTAAAATCCAAGATGACCCAATATGGTATACCTGTTGCTGAAACACTTGTTTTGTTACAAAAAGTAAATACCAAATACAGAAGGCATTCGGATGAGTTTAAATTAGGCACATTTAAAATACCTGCTGGTGGTATTCAACATTGTGATCGAATAGGTGCACAGCTGTTGAAGCTTAAAAAATATTTCTTAGGTACAGAAGATACCCGAAGAAGAATTAAGAGAGCTTGTGTAACAGCATACTTAATAAGTGATAAACATCCTAAGTGGGACTTTGATAGATTTTACACAGCATGTAAAACTAAGTCGGCTTGGTTTTTATCTGGCACATCAACAGAAGACTATATTAATATTTTTCAAAAAATATTTAATAGTGGATTAAAGGACTCAAAGAAAAAAATAAATCTGGTTGATTTTTATAAATCAAAAGATTATTTAGAGACTGAAAATGAGTAAACTTGATTCCTATACTATTGTCAGAAAAAATATTAATCTATTAAAAAATGTATATAAACTATCATATGCAGACATTGCTAGGTTAATGAAAAGTGATGCTGGTAATGTTCACAGGACATTTACTGGTAAGAATAATAATAGAGTTGGGATGAAAGTTTTAGATCAGTTGGCCAAAGCTTTTAAAGTTGAGCCAAAAGATCTTGTAGATCCTAATTTTTCTGTGCAATCAAAAATAGTCATTAATGGTAAAGAAAGGTAAAACATGAACATCAACAAATGGAAAAGTTGTGCGGTAGACATTGATTCATATCATGTAATAAGGGCGATGGGACAGAAGGGCTTTAGAAGACCTGGATCTATGATCGCTAAGTTGGTTGATGATGAAATAAAAAAGATAGCTAAAAAAGAAGGTAAAAGCTATTCTGTAATGAAAGAGAATTTACTAAAACAAGGTAAGACCTTGGTCAATGGTAAATAAATCCTAGGTGTAGCCCCGGGAGACTGGGGCTACTTTTAACTTGCAATTCACATAAAAATTTTATACTGATCAATTAACGTATTCCTAGCCTTAATGAAAAAGTGGGGCTTAAAACACTTTATTTTCACCGAACAACGAACACACTTAATTAACTTAATAAAGGAGATTTAGTGGGTAAAAAAGCTGCTAAAAGCAGTCCAGAAGCTATAGATCAGGCATTACAAAAGCTTGTAATGGTGTGTCCAAATAAGAGAACTTATGATGAGATCACCAGTCTAATGTTTCAGTTGTATTGTGGAAACGATTTTGGGTTAGGAAATTTTAGTCTTTCATTCCTTGATAAAGTTGAGGGATGTTGGCGTACTGGTAGAAAGAAAGCTGCACAAGCTAAAGGTTTAAAACTAGTAGTCAAAAATGCGTAACCACGGAGTCATTCTACATCCATATCTTTTCCCACTTCGTGGTTATGCGGATGAATCAAGAAAAATACGATAAATTAATTGAGGCTTCAATTGACTTTTGTAAGACCCTAAACGGGCCTGATCGATATGAATATATTGATGAGGCATTAGATGATTATAAGTGGACTACATATGTAAAATCTCCGAGAGAGGTACAGAGGCAGTTTCGTGAGTTATTCTCCAAGCTTGTTAAAAATTTTGGGCACTGAAATCGCATCCGCAGTATTAAAAAAACACTCGCCAGAGCAGCGTTTGTTTCAAGCAATTGTATTACAAGCTTTTGAAGATGCACTTAGTACACATGGTACTAAAGAAGATTCTTATTTAAAAAAAGATGCACATGATTGGTTTTTAGAAAGAAACAAATCTTTTGAATATGTTTGTTGGAACAGTGGTTTTGATCCAGAAATAATACATGAAAAATATAAAAGATTACTTAGAGAAGGTAAAGTTACATTTACAGAGCTGCAACAGTCATGGGTTAAGTATCGTGGATTATACAAAGATTATAGAGCAGCAAGTAACAGTAAGGATAGGAAAAATATTATGGATAAAATTATGAGAGTAAAAGTAAAATAGTCATGGAGGTCTTATAAATTTTACACCCCGAGGGGGTAAAGTTCTGAGAGCATTAAAAAAAGCAAACCCCTCGAGGTGCAAACAATTGAAAGGTATGTATGAAAAACCCATCAGTTATATTTATAACATAACAACGGATAACGGACAAATAAAATCTATTATAAAGATTATCTAGACCCCTGTAATAAAAAAAATACCCCTGGGGGTTAAATAGGTGTCCCTGGTGTCCCTGATCAACTATTAATCAATTATACCAACACTTTTAATCAATTTTAATGGTGTCCCTGTGGTGTCCCTGTGGTGTCCCTAGAGACACCACTCTAGCGGGAACGCTATCAAAACAATTCCAGGTAGTTTAATTATGATGAAATAATCTATATAATAAAAAAATTATGATGAAAAAAGGTTTACAATTCTTAGCAACTCCAGAAGGTCGAAAGATGGCCAAAGAGGCTTTTAGAAAAGGCTTTAAAACTTTTAAATCTGCTGTTCAAAGAAAAAAAAAGAATCCAAAAACTGCACCACCTCCTGTGCCTTATGATTTAGTCAAAGCTGATGTCAAAAGAAAAATCAGAGGAACTAAACTAACAACTGCTGCTGAAATAAAAGCAACTCCAGGACTAAGACGAAGAATGATTGTTAGAATTGAAAAAGCTAAAAAAGACAAACCAAAATTCAAAAGTCCAGTTATTGTTGGTAAAGCATATGCATCAGATAAAGCAGGTAAAAGTATGAAAGTACCACCGCTTACCACTGCTCAAAGAAAACAAATGAAAAAAGAAATGGCTGAAGCTGCTGAAAGAGGATATAAAAAAGCTCGATTTAGAAAATTT